ATCTGTTCTACTAAACTTGTTGTTGGAACAATAATTAAAGTTTTAAGATTTTTGTAATGACACCATCTAGTAAGTCCATATATGATTAACGATTTACCAGATGCAGTAGGACAAACAAAAAGACTACGACATTTTCTGGCACCACAAAGAATACTAGAAATCTGATAATCACGAGCTTTGTATGGTATTTTAAGATGTTTAATAAATGTATTAATTGTTGACTCATCTATATCCTCTGGTTTTGCATTAAATAATAGTTCATATCTAATGTCATTGTGCTTACAGAACTCTCTGATGTATGGTAATAATCCCAAGTAGATTTGTCCAGTAGCAACTGAGTATAATCGTATTTTTCCATCCCATACTTTATTTCTATAACTGGGCATAAATCTTGCACCAGGCACTTCAAAGGTAAAGTATTCTGAGAGTTCTCTTGCGATATGTGGTTCTGTTTCAATTTGTAAGTATACTTCATTTTTTTTTGTAATTTTCATATGGCACTTCTTTATTATCTAAATCTGGAAAAGAGTCTTTATGATGTTTTAATTTTGCATCTGCTTCTGATGCAGCTCTAACCTTTTCCTTATCTTTTGTAGTATGTGGTAAACCTAATGCTGGTCTACTATCAAATTTACAAAATTCACCATAAGGGCCATTTTTGTTAACATAATGTAAAAATACTTGTGTTTGCCATGCACCTTCTGGTGCATCAAATGCTTCTCTCCAATGCTCAACTTCACAACCACGATAGATTACTCCATCTCCAGGCTCCATTGGAATCATCTTTCCTTTTGCACCCCTCTCACCATCTTCTGGGCCAACAAACATTCCCCAGTTATAATCTTTTTTATTTTTATAATCATAACCTAAACAACAAGTAATAGATACCTCACAAGATGGTCTATCTTTATGTCTTTTTAAAACATCACCTATTTTATATAATCTATAATACGAATAGGTGGGCCATAGTTCTAAACCAGTAGATTGTTCAATTTTCTTTTTACCAAAATTTAAAAGTGTTTCCATAAGTGGGTCACCATAAACACTATGACTGCCTGGTATTTGTGCGTTTTCATTTTCTGGATTAAAATTTTGTGCTCTATCATAATGAGAATATTGAGTTGCTACTTTTGCAATATCTTTCGGTATCATCTCTTTTATCAGAACATATTTTTTTTCTTTAAAAAATTTTGCTGTATCAATCATCTGAACATCTTCCCTAAATTCCATATTACTAATGAATATCTAGTACCCTCAGTAACTGGTGTAACCAAGTGGTGTACAAATGATGGAAATACTATAATAGAACCTCTTGGTCTTATCTCTGTGCAAGTGTGGTATCTTTTAGTACCAGCGTGTGGCCCGAAATCAAATTTTAAATTACCACCTTTATAATGTTTTGGATTTGTTAAATTTACTGTAACAGAAAGTTTTCTAGTTTTCATAAATTGATTTGGATTATCTACAAACCCAGGCGCTGGAACATATCTAGGTAAACCAGCAAACTTACCATCTCTATAAGTTTTATCAAACTTTACTTCTTTACCATTATCGTCTTTTGAAATCATCCATGAACCATCTGGATTTTTTCTTCTTTGTTTTTCATCAGTTGGGTCAAAAGGTATATATGGTCTTGAACCACCATCAGTATGCCATGAATAAAACTGGCCTGGGTTGTAAACTGTAAATTGACAAGTTTCAGAAAAATCCCAATCGTAATTCCAACCAGCACTTTTATTTGCTTCGTGTATAAATGGATGTATTAAATCATAAATCCATTTATCTGCTAACCAACCTACTTTAGTATCTCTAACATATATTTCTTCTTCTTTAAGACCTTTTTTTCTTCGACCTTCAGCAGTCAAGTGATTTGCAGCTGTATTACCAGCATTTGATGTTTCACCACCTTTTTGTCTAAAATCAAAAGTAGTAGCATCAGTTGCACTTTTACCTCTTTTTTGTTCTGTCAATGTCATATCTGACAGCCCTCTTTCAATGATTGCATTACATTGCTGGTCATTTAATGCACTTTTAAAAAAATAATAATGATTGTCTGTTATCATAATGCACCTTCCGTATATTTTATCCAAGTAGTTATATTTCTTAATTGAAATCCTCTACTGTGTAAATTTTTAATTATATGCTCTAAGTAACTTGATACAACTTTTAGGTAATCTAATTTGGATTGTAATTTAATCATATCCTCATCAGATTCGAGGTATGTTGGAATGTCTTGTCTTAATACTTTTAATTCAAATGGTTTTTCAGATTTACCAGAATAGTATTCCCATTTTTGTTTTCGTAACAATTTCATATCACTCTCAGTTTTACTTAGCATCAATCTAAAATTATTATATAACTTTAAATATTTATTTAGTAACGCTGGAGACCTTGTTTCCTCAAAGTTGATGTTTGTTTCATCAATCTTAGAGTCTTTATCAAACATTTCTTGTATTTTATGTAAGTCCATAATGTATTATATACCATTATATAAAAATTGTCAAGTTATTTTTTTAAATTTTCAAAATCATATATTTGATATTGGAATGTTGCAGTTGCACTTAGATATTCAGTATCAGTAGATTCATTCGTATATTGTAATGATGATAAAGATACTGGATATACATTTGAAAATAATATATTTAAAACTGGATTATTTTTATTTGACAATATTGTTAATGTTGCATCAGAGTACATTGCACTATCTGGAGTTCTAGGTTTAACACTATCTGATGCTTGACTCTTTGTATTTGCAGTAGGAAACCTATCTACATTATCTTCTCTAAATGATTTGAACTCACTTCTTTGTTTTGGAAATCCTATTGCACGAATCCATTTGTGAAGTTCTTGATAATTTTCTAAATGTTCATCTACTAAAAATGTAATCTCTAAATTTTCGTAAGTAATTTTATCTGGTAAAATTGGAATATCTTTAAATGGAGTTGGAAATAAAGCTTCACCCATATTGATGCCTGGAACATTACACGCAGTAGTAAAGAACTGAACTTTGGGTAATTGTAAGATAGTAAATCTATACTGCGTTGGTGCAGAGTAATCTATCGTTTCTGGTTGTCTGTTTATTGCTGATAAGTCTGTCATACTATTATTTATAAACAAAAAAAAAGGGGAGCGAACTCCCCTTTTCCGTGGTGTGGTAGTCTTGATTACATTAAGTTAGCAACTTTAACTCTTCTGTAATATTGGTTAGTTTCTTTAGTAAATGCAGTATTTGAAGAACCAGCATCGTTGTTATCAGCTAATGCACCAGCATCAACTGCGAATGGGTTATCAATCATACCATATCTAGTTTTGAAACCAATTTTTGGTTGGAAAGTTTGCTCACCAACTGCTCTCACCATTTGTAGTGGAACATATGGGCAGTAGAAAGTACCAGCATCATAAGGTGAAGTACCTTTGTATCCAACAATATAATATTGACTTGCAGCTACATTTGCAGCATATGGATCAACATATACTTTGTAACGACCATTCAATACACCAGCAAAAGTGTTTTGAGTATCATCAACATTTAAGTTATTGTTTAATGCAGACTGGTAATCTAAAATACCTGCCATTTGTAGAGCAGAAGCAACATCAGCAGAAACCATTAAGATGTTACCTTTTCCTCTTCTTGTCTTTTGACCGATTGCATTTGCATCTCTTTCAATCTGGAACATTAGACCTTTGAATTTTTCAACAGACCATCTACCATTTGAATCTGTATCTAAATCAAAAGTACCAGCAGTAGTTGTATTTACAGCAGCACCTTCTACGGCAGTTCTATAAATTCTTCTTACTACTTCCCTATTGATTTCTGCAAGAATTTCAGCAGAAAGGATGTTTGCAAGTTCTGTTTCTGCATCAAGACCGTGAATTGCTTTTAAGTCTTGTGCAAGTTCCATTGTGTATTCTGCTTTTAGTGCTCTTGACTTTGCAGTTACAGTTGATTTCTCAATAGAGAAAGCCATTTGTGCAAAGTGGTTTTGAGAACTATCACCTAATGCTTCTGACTGAGCAGTAGTCATACCTTGTGCGAAAGTATAAGCACCCTCTGGTGAATCATTAAGTACACTTGGGTTAGTACCTTGTTGTGCAGCTGTTAATGAAGATGAACTGTTGTCAGCAGAAAATTCGCCATCAGCTTCATCTACTAGTGCTTCTGCACCAGACTGGTCATTAAATCTTGAACGCATTGCAAAGATTAAACCAGTTGGGCCAGTCATTGGTTGCACACCACAAATGTCATATGCAATCAAATTAGGCATAGCTCTTCTGACTAATGAGATCAAAATTGGATCCCAATTTGCCATAGGATTAGCACCAGCTGCAGTTGCGTTTACTGGAGTTCCTTCTGATAAGAAAGCAGCATCTTCTCTAAGTGCTTTTTCTTGGTTTTCTAATATAACAGTGGTAACGGCTCTTCTATACGCATCACCGATTTTTGGTAAATCTGGATGGTCTAAAACGGGCTGCCACTTTTCTTGTAATGAGTTTGTTTGAAACATTTAGTTTCTCCTTTTATGTTTAATAATATTTATAATATTTATTAATTCATCGCCCTTTTGTGGGTTTTTTGTATCGCAGCCGAATATGCCGCCATTGCATCTGAAGAATCAATTTCTTTTGTACTTGTATCTTCGGACAACACTTCTTCTTTCTTCTGTTCAGAAGGGAAGTAAGAATTTTTTAAAGTAGAAAGTTTATCTTTGAAACCTTTTTCATCAGTAAATTCTACATCTTCAGTCAAAGACTTAAATTTTTCTTTGCCTGTTTCAGTTAAATCACTTGATACTTCAGATATCATAGATTCTCTAACAAGTTCACCGATTCTATTAGAATGTGTTTTACCACTTTCCATTAAATCGTTAACTTTCTTTTTAAGTTCATCTATTTCTAGAGATTGAGCTTCCAGAATATCGTACTTTTCATCTGGAACATCAATGTAATGGTCTTCAAAAAGAGATTTTAAACCAGTAATAAAGTCCTCAGCGATTTCTCCCTTGAGTCCTCTTTCGATTGCTAGTTCGTTTTCTTTTTTCCACTCTTCAGTAACATAGTTTAAATATGAGTCAACTTTGTCAACCATATCTTCTTTTGCTTCTGCAAGTTTTTGATTATGACTTTTTACCATAATATCTTCAATACTTGCGATTTTAGAAGAAACTGCAGCTTCAAAGATTGTTTTTGCTTTTGTTTTAAACTCATCAGAGAAGTTTTCACCCTCTGTTAAAGCATTAACATCAGCATCTACATTTACTTTGTAGATTTCTTCTTTAATCTTTTCGTCCATTTCATCTTCATCATCATCTTTTTTATCTTTATCGTGAGCGACTTCACCATATGAACCCTCACCATATTTCTTCATAGCATTTACCATTTTGACCATATCTTCTTTCTTACCCTTTTTTGCCTTTATGATTTCTTTATCCATTTCGGCAGCAAGTTCAGTTTTGGTCATTTTTTCTGATTCTTTTTTATCATCACCACCAGAACCATGATGTGCTTCTTTAACGATTTTCATGTCTTCTGCCATAACATTTCTTTCGATACCATGTTTGAAAGTAACATCATACCATGCAACATATCCGTCATCATCTGGAACAGCATGTGAAGCATGAAGTGGTTTACCTTTACCCCATACTGGGTGTTCCACAACAGTAGCACAGTCATGGTCTTTAGTATGACATAGAGTTCTGATTTCTTCGTCAGTAAATCCTTCTTTCATTTTACTTCCTTTTTCTGGAGGAACTGCACCCTTAGTTGGAGCAGATGAGTCTTTTTTAACTTTTTTTGATGCATCTGGTTTACCAGACATATTTGCATCTTTTTCTGGGGTTGGGCCAGGAACTTCTTCTGGTTTTTCACCATTTTTCATTTTCGGCATAGGGTCTGATTTACCAGCACCTTTAGTTGGAGCATCGTGAGCTGCTTCTTCTAATTCCGCCTTAACTTCCTTTTCCAAGTCCTCAATAGTTTGGTCTAAATCGGCCATTGGTTATCTCCTTTTAATATTCATATTTATTTATAGTTTTATAACTTTTTAAGAAATTTTGCAAACGCTAAAGCTTCAATATTAGGGATTTTTTTACGCACCCCCTCTTGAATATCGTTTACAATCTCTTCCATTTGGACTTCTTTTAAAAGTCCGTTGTTCCATACCCATTCTTTACCTTCCATAATACCTTGTACAAAGGCATTTGGTGCAGAGGGGTCTGCAACTATATCGGCAGCTGCAGCTAACATAAAATCTTTTTTTACATAGTTTGCACCATTTTTTTGTTCTAAACTACCCATACCTCTTGATGAAACACCTAATGTTCCACCCTCGTCCATAATGTTTTTTACTATCTTACCCATAGGTGTATCCATTACTTTTGCTTCACCTATGAAGTCAGAACCATCTTGTTTTAAAGAAGTAACCATATGTGATACTCTGTCTAAATTTACAGTAGGGCCTTCTGGATGTCCTAATTCACCATATGCTCTTTTTTTAGAAACAAACTTCTCATTATATCTATCTATCTCATCTTTAAGAACCTCTACTGGATAAACCCTACCATTACGATTCTTTATGTCACCTTGCATAAAGATACCTTTGATCTTATAAGATTTACCCTTTTCGTCTTCTTCTTTTAAAAATTTAACATCTTCTAATGTTTCAGATATTAATTTCATAACTCTTCCTTATGTGATGTTATTATAACCAGATACTTTTCTTAATTTCATTAATACATAACCAACACAAGCAGCATCATTCTCCATATGTATATCACCAGATATACCACTTCCAGCATTGTTAGTAATTGGTGGTAGTTGTTGACTACCAATGTTAAAATTACCATTACCATTTAATGTAAGTGCAGTTGTGTTAGATGTTGCGTGAAATTCTATTTCAGTAGTTGAACTTACACTCCAGTTACAAGATACAATCGCAAGTCTGGGGTCAGTTGAGGCACCAGCAAGTGCAGATGCATCTACAACTTCAAGAGCAGTTGCATTTGTTCCAGTAATAAGAATAAGAACTACTGTTTCAAAATCTGTATCTTTTAGATTTCTCTTTGTGTAAGCCATATTACTTTCCTATTGTTAACATTTCTTTTTCAAAATAACCCATAAGTTCATCTTTTGAAACTTTAAACTTCTTTACTGCGTTATTTATTGTTTTCTCAAAACTATTTATAAAGTCAGAGGGTTTTGCATCCATTTGTTGAAAAATGAAATCCACTGACTTCTTCATTTTCGGTGATAATTTCTTATACTCAGTAGTTTTTTTGTGTTCATCTTTTTCAATAATGGTTGAGTATAGATTATCAAATCTCATCATCGCCTGTCTCTGATTGTGGTATGTGTTTAGTTATCATATCTTTAGATATAATTTTTCTTTCATCTTCTAATTTTTGACCAACTTTATCAGACATAACATTTTTAAAATCTGTTTCTGCACCCATATTATCTTGACTCATTACATTATCAATCATACTACTTATTTTTTCTTTGCTCATTATTAGCTCCTTTATTTTCACTCATGTTTAAATCGTCCTCATCTCCACCTTCTTCTTGACTCATTTCGGTGTCCATTTCTTCAATTTCTTCATCTGTTAATTTTAAGACATTTTTCTTGACCCAACTTTTTGAGAAATATTGTCCTACATAACTTTCAACTTGTCCTAACATTTCAAGTCTTTCTCTCATAAGTTCTGCATTTTTTAATTCTGTAAAGTTATTGTCTTGTAAGAAATCATATTGAATATGTTCTTTCATATCTTTCCATTCTTCGTCTGCAATAACACCTTTTAAAACTAATTGAGTTCTAAGCATATCAGTAAATATAACTGAGAACTTCTTTCTTAGTCTTGCAACAAACTTAGTAAATTTAAGCTCATCTCTTGTTATTTCAGTAGAACGACCTAGTGAGAATTGTGATTCTGCTTCTAGTCTTGAAATAGGAACATTTAATGAACGATATAACTTTCTTTGAAAATATGTTATATCATCTATTTCACCTAAATTAGAACCACCAGGCAGTGTAGTAATCTCTGTTCCTCTACCACCTTCTCTTCTTGGTAACCAGAAATCTTCTAGCATACTCATCTGATTTCTATCATCTCTAATCTCACCAGTAGATGCATCATATACAAGTTTGTTACGATAACGATTCATAACATCTCTAAGATATTGTTCTGCTTTTATTTTAGGTAAATTACCTACATCAATATAAAATATTCTTCTTTCTGGTGCTCTTGATATACGATAGATTACAACTGCATCTTCAATCATTCTTAATTGATTTACTGGCTTGATTGCTTTATTAAGATATGATAACACAGTTCCTTTGTGCATATCAATAAGTCCAGATGGACAATATGTAACTGAATCTAATGTTAATCTTAAACCAGTGGTTGCATTGTTTACAGCACCACCAGCAGGATTGTAAAGATAATATTCTTTTACTTTCTTTACAACATCAACACCTTTACTACCAGTTTTATCTGTTTCCCTAATTTTTTTAATTTTTCTAGGGTCTACATATCTAACACTTTGAATACCTTGTCTTGGATTTTTAGAATCAATTACTTTATGATAAAACAATCTACCATCAACATACCATCTTCTAAAAATATCGTGTGCTTTAGTATCAAAGTCCAAAAGTTTTAAAACATTTTCAAACTCTTCTCTAATTTTGTTTTTTATATTTTGGGAAAATTTTAAATTATTGAGAGATATAGAAACGCACATATCTCTTTCATCAGATGCAATAGCTTCACTTACGATATCTTCTATCGCACTATCACATTCTGGTTGGATTGCAATATCTCTATATCTACGAATAAGGTCATCTTCTGTACGAGAACGACCCTCTGTGTCCATTACTGCTGAATAAAACCCACCACTTACTGCATCATAAGTTCCATCTTCAGATGATGGATCAACAATAGTGGTGGGACTTTTATCTTTTCTTTTAATTTCAAAACCGAATACATCAACCATTAATAACTCCTACTTTATATTATTTAGTAGTGTTATAGATTGATGCCAGATACTCTAAATGTGTCATAACGCCATGTTATTTCAAATTCCTCAATCGCATCATTTGTATCGTATGCAAGTTCTATTGCACCAATCGCTCTTGGAAAACAACCTTCTAAAGTATACTGATGTAAAACAGTATCATCTCTATCTAATTGTTGGATAATCATATCTACTCTGTAATCAGCTGGATTAGTTGCACCAGTATTGTTCACAGTATCATTAATACCATTCATCCATCTTTCCATTTCTCTACGAATTGCAAAGTCAGTATCGTTAAATACCATAGTAGTCCACTCTGCAAATTCTCTTTCACCAGCAACATAAAGATTTCTACCTCTAAATGGTACTGCGATTTCGGTTAGTTCTTGGCCTGGTAAACTTGTAGCTTTACATAAAAATGAAAACTGTTCAGTATTAATACCAGCAGTTACAACTCCAACTGGAGGTGGTAATATTACTCTAAACTGATTGGCACGAGCACCGCCACCAGCAAGTCTTGATTTAAAATCATTAATGTTTGCCATCTTATCCTCCTACCTCTGTAAATGCAACCCCAGTTCTAACTGCGATAAAGTTAAGAGTGATAAAGTTAATAGCACGAGCTGGTTTGACGAAAATGTCTGCAACAAACTCATTTCTATCAATAACTTCACCAGTATTATTTGATTCGTCTGCAACAACTTTAAAGTCAGTAAGACCTCTTTTACCTTGAATATCTCTCAAGAAAGGTTCTACTAAATTTTTAAACTGAGCTCTTGTAAATTCATCATTGAACTCAAAGAGTTGAAACTTAGCTGCAGTTGCAATCGCTTTTTCTAGGATAATGAATAATCTTCTAACATTTATTCTATCAAAAGCACTTGGTTTACTTAGTGCAGTCTTATCACCAAATAAAATTGTACCTTGGCCTGGGAAAGTAACAACTGGATTTATTCTTGCTTTATATAATGTATCTCTTTGTGTTTGTGTTGGAACAAAAGGTAATTTTACAACACCTTTAATTTGTCCTCTGTTAAAACCACCAGGCGAGAAGAATGCTTCTGCAACTTGTTCTGTTTGTGCAACAAGTCCAGCAACATCACCATTTAATGGAACATATCTATATACATCATTAAATCTGTCGTACATATATTTGTATCCACTATCAAATACTGCATAAGAAGAACTAGTTAATGTATCAAAGAAGTTTTTGACATTTACAGTCATTGTTTCTTGATTAGGTACACCAACTACATCACTTCTTTCTGGTGAGATGAATGTCATACAGTCTTTTCTGTTCTCTGAAATAGTAATCAGATTATTTGCAAGTGCTTGTCCTGCTTTTGCAGCCATAATAAGATTTACATCTTCGGACTCTGCATCTTTAAAAAGATTATATGCATTTAATTGTTCACCAGCTGTAACTGCATAATCATCAGTTCCACCAGTAAGTGTAGAAGTTGATATTGCATTTACATCAGCACCACTTGCTAGTAAGTTGTATGCACTAACACTTTGTACTGAAGAGTCTGATTTAAGAACTATACCCCAATCACCAGAACCATCTTTCATTGCAGATGGGTGATTAGTAACATATACAAACTGTGATTCTGCATAAATTCTATCTACATAGAAAATATTGTTTCCAGATGAATCAGTTGCTTCTGGATTTTTTGATACAAAAGGGAATGTTTCTATAACAGAACTTGTTCTCTGTCCAGCAACATCATTATCAAATCCAGTTACACCACCAGTAGAGTCATATACTACTATGTGCATTTCATCTTCTGAAATACCTTTTGAAGTTGCATGGTCTGAAGTTCCAGGCTCTCCATCAAATAAATCAAAAAATCTCCAATATTTTGTGATGTATGAATCGTTTGCTAAATCTTGAATTAAACCTTTTCCAGCAGGGTCATCTAATTGTCTGATTGTTATTGTTTCTGCTGAGTCATCAAGTGCAGATATTTCGTATCTAATTCCCTCGTGTCCACTTGCAAAAGTAGTACGACCAGCATCAGAATAAAATTCTATGATTTGACCAACTGCAAAATCAGTAGCTGCAAATGCATCAAGAGTGATTGTATTTTCACCAGCAGTTGCACTACCATCGTTTACTTGTTTAGCTGAATTTTGACTAAATGTATTTTTTGTGCAAATATCTACTTTGATACCATTTGAATGGATACCAGCAGTTCTGCCTGTAAATACACCAACACTTGAGTTTGCAGCTCCTAACGATAAATTAGGTCTGTAACTTGATTGGTAGTCTAATGTTGATTTAATTAATATTCCACCGCCATCAGAATCTGCATTTAAAACTGCACTTTCTGTTCTAACAACTTTTAGTGTGTTTGTATATTGTAAAAAATTAGCTGCAGTAAAGAAATATTCGTATTGATTTGAGGTATCTTTAGGTTTACCAAAAAGTCTTACTAAATCTTGTTCTGAACTAATAGTAGTAATTTCACCAACTGGGCCTTTTTCAAAGGGCCCGGCAACAGCACCAATAGTCGTAGCCACAGCAGGGACAATATTTGTTAAATCAATTTCCTTGACTTGAACGCCTGGAGAAACTAAAAATCCCATGTGTATACTCCTTATATGTTAATTATACTAAATTCATTTATATTTATAAAAAAACGATTTTTATAATATAGGTTTTATACGAAGTCTAAATATAAATATGAGTGAACATTATCAAAAATATAGAAATACAATTCGTAAAGTTGCACGAAGGCATCGTAGACTTAAAGATAAATGGATTAACGAGCAACTAAGAGGTAAGTCTTGTAAACATTGTGCAGAGTCTGAAATAGTTGTTTTAAAATTTTATCCAGATGATAGAACCATTCGTTCTTTATCTCAAAAATTAAGTTTAAAAGAAGAAAATCGTAAAGAATTATTAGAAAAAATTGAGTCTAATAAAGTTGTATGTCAAAATTGTTATATAAAATTAGATAATGATTTGATTGATGATGAACTTACCAGTTTGTATCGTACTTCCGAACAACAGTAGACCATCTGTTTCCATATTCATCTACAGTTTCTTCATCTGGATCATTTATTCCGTCTACTACAAATCCAAATGGTGCCATATCTTGTTCTATTTGAGATTGACTTTCTTCAAATAATCTTGCACGAATATCACTATTTGTTAATTCTTTAAAATAAGTTTGTCCAGTCAACCATGCAAATAATACACAACACATCATTAAATCATCGTGGTGTCCTTCTTCTGCTTGAAATGATTGTCCATGTTGAACAAATGTTGACATTTCAGATATGATATCAAAATCTTCTAAAATAATTTTATCTGACTCGATCATAGTTTTTAGATTAGAACAACCTAATTTTTTTACTGATTTAGTTGTTCTAACACCAAGTTGTGCTCTACCACCACTAAAACCACCACCAACTATTTGACCAGCTCTACCTCTCATAGTTGACATAATTAAATTTTCATATTCTAAATCAAACTGTAATGCATTTGCAACTTGGTCACCTATATCATTTACCTCTACCATTACAAATGCACTATTATATGCAGTTGCAACTTTTTTAATTATATTAGGAAATAATAATGGTTTTATTTCATTGTTTTTATATTTACCTACAAGTTTATAAGGTATCTTTGATACATCTAAAACAACAAATGCAGAGGAGTCCCCTTGTATACCCCTTGCAACATCGGCTACAAGGACATATGTTGATTCTTTATCTGGTTTTTCATATATGTCTAAACCAGCATTTGATGTTATGGGTTTCTTAGAGGGTATTACTTTTATTTTTGATGGGTGTATGAGAGTGTTTATAGAACCTAAGAACTCACACTCAAATTCTTTTGCAAATTGTGTTTCACTAGTATTAGATATTGTTTCTTTTTTCCATTTCTCATCTCTGCCTGGTATTTCAGACCAATGTACTTCTATTGGAACATAGGTATTTTTTTTTGTTTCTGCATCTGTCCATAGTTTATAAAATAAATTCATTCCGTTTGGTGTTGATACAATAATTACTTTTGTTGTTTTACCAGAAGATATTGTGGGATAAACTGAACTAAAAAATTCCTCTGCAATATTTGTAGGTACAAAAGCAAACTCATCTAGAAATATTAAATTGTAAGAACCACCACGAACTGCACTTGAAGATGTAGATGATGCAACTATTCTTGAACCATTTTCTAATTCTAAACTACCTTTATTCCATGACATAATACCTTGTTGTAACCATTTGGGTAAATTTTCATATGCAAGTTGTAATCTTGACAATATATCTCTTGCAGTTGCAGCTTTGTTTGCAAGTATTGCTACATTTACACTTTCATTAAATAAAACATAATGTAATATGTAAGATATGATTGTTGTTGTTTTACCAGACTGTCTAGGAAGTTTACATATAGAAAAACGATTATTGTGAAATGTACCAACCATTTCTTTTTGAAAAGGATACATATCAAAAGAAATTAAACCTCTATCTAATGATACAATCTTAATATATTTCTCTATAAAATATTGTGGGTCATTCATACATTTTTGAAACTCAAGAATATTTTCTTTAGTAAATTCTTGATTAACAAATGCTTTCTTTAAATTAGGATTACCTAGATATTGATTTTGTGCTATGCCCATTGTAAAGATACACCATGTATTTTATTTG